AACGAAATAGATTTTTAATTATGGGAATAAATTATCAAGAGCTATCATTTATAATGAAAATAGCGTCAAAAGAAGCTAAAACAATATTCCAAGATATATCAGGAATGGCAACAGTAAAGACAAGTGATAATATCGACATCAACTCCTTCGTTAATAAAGTTGGAGTTGTAAGGTCAGTGGATCAGAGGTTAGATGGTATATGTAAATTCACTTTTATGCTAGACCAATGCAAAAAATCATACAGAAATTACCTCAACGAGAAGTCATTTATAAAGAAGATGAAGTTTACAGGAGGAGCTGCTGTATTTTACAAGATACTCGATAAAGAAGAAATTGAGTTTATAGATAAAAACTTAAAATATAAGAATACTCAAATATATAACTTTAAATGAAAGAACTCAGACCATACCAACAAGAACTATCGCAAAGAGCAGTTAGTGTCTTAAAAGAGCTGAAAATCGTTTATTTAGCCATGTCAGTAAGAACAGGTAAGACTTGCACATCATTAGAGACTGCAAAACTGTATGGAGCTAAAAATGTATTATTCCTTACGAAGAAAAAAGCTATTGGAAGTATTGAAGAGGATTTCTCCGAATTCGGATACAAATTCAACTTAAAGGTGGTTAACGATGAGTCTCTACATAAAGTAAAAGGAGATTTTGATTTAGTGATACACGACGAGCATCACCGCTTCGGAGCGTACCCTAAACCTAATAAAGTCGCTAAGATATTTAAAGAGAAGTACGGAAATTTACCAATGATATTCTTGTCAGGAACACCAAGTCCAGAGTCACATTCACAATGGTTTCATCAGTTTTGGATATCTAATAATTCACCATTTAAATACCCTAGTTTTTACAAATGGGCAGTTGATTTTGTAGATGTTAAAGATAAAAGATTAGGGTATGCGATTGTTAAAGACTATTCGTTCGGATTAGAAAACAAAATTAAGAGAGTAATTAATCCCTACATATTGACATTCACTCAAAAAGAAGCAGGTTTTACTACATCTGTAAATGAAACTATTCTGGAAGTAGAGATGAAACCTATCACTTATCAAATAATAGAGAGATTGAAAAAGGATCAATTTGTAAAAAATCCTCAAGGAGATTTAATTTTAGGAGACACAGGTGTTAAACTTATGCAAAAATGTCACCAACTTTATAGCGGAACTGTTAAATTTGAAGACGGAAGCAGAAAAGTAATAGACGATTCTAAGGCTGTTTTTATCAAAGAAAAATTTTCCAACGACAAAATAGCTATCTTTTACAAATTCAAGGCTGAAATCGACTGTATTAAAGCGACAATGGGTAATAAGATAACTGAAGACCTTGAAGAATTCAATTCCACTGATAAATGGATAGCATTACAAATAGTTTCAGGTCGTGAAGGAATATCGTTAAGAGCCGCTAAGTATTTAGTTTATTATAATATTGACTTCTCCGCAGTGTCCTACTGGCAATCGAGGGATAGATTAACGACTATGGAGCGAAAAGAGAATGATATTTACTGGATATTTTCAAAGAGAGGCATAGAGAAAAAGATTTACAAGACTGTTTTAGACAAGAGAGATTATACACTAAATATTTTTAAAAAAGATGTTAGAGCAAGCGATACAGAAAAAAATAACAGATAAGTTAAAAAAAGAAGGATGGACAGTTGTTAAGTTGATAAAGACAACTATGAATGGCATTCCCGATTTAATGGCTCTTCGTAATGGCGAGACAATGTTTATAGAAGTAAAAAGACCTACTGGAAAAGTAGCTCCGCTACAAGAATTAAGGATACAACAACTAAGAGATAATGGCTTTAAAGCCGAAATATGGATAGACTATGACAAGAGCTGGAGCTAGGTTATACAAGAATGTAGAAATTCCTTTTAATGCTAAAATATACCTTTCAAAAAGCAACAGAGAATTTTATTTAGTAGGAAGATTTGTAGGAGAAGGAGAAAAAGCGTATATTCGCTTCATAGATACCCTTGAAATTAAGGAAGTTGACTGGTTTTTAATTAACAAATATATTACATAATGAAAAAAAATAAAGAGAAGCGTTACAGACTAGACGATAAAATAGCGTCGAAAATAGGTCTAACTATAAATAAACAAAAGAGATACCGTCTTTCTGATATTCAGGAGGACTTTTTGTTTAATACGGTTACCGAAACTAATGACTACGAGCCTAAAAAACAAGTATTTACAGCTATTTCTGGAGACGGAAAGATAATGAATATTGAAACATATTGTAAATATTATGGTCTTGATTTTGACAAGGTAAGAAGTTTTAAGCTAGTTTCACATACTGGTATTCCTTTTTATAATATTGCATTTTATGAGAGTGAAGATATAGATGATGCAAACACGTATTTAGAGATAAAAGAAATACTCGTTAAAGCGTTTGATAAAGCTATTAAACATACTACAACTATTGTTGACGGTAGTGAGATTGCGAATATAGTAATAGGAGACCCGCATTTAGGAGCTTACATAGATGGATTAGTAAACACGAAAGATTTTTCTATTCCTATATTAATTGACTATTTAGAAGAAATTGTAAATAAGGTAAATAAAAGAGGTTTTAAAGAAGTAAATATTTTCTTTTTAGGAGATATGATTGAGAGTTTTACGGGTTTAAATCATAAGAACTCTTGGAAAGGCTTGCAAAAAGGAATGATTGGAGCAGAGGTAATTCGTTTTTCTGTTAATATATGGCACGAAAAGTTTTTATCTAAAATAAACAACCTTAAAAAAGTAAAGTTAGTAGCGGGTAACCATGATAGACTTACTTCTGACAAAGACGAAGACACAGACGGTGGCGCATCGGATTTAATCGCTTTTGGACTTGAATTATTAGGCTATGATATAGAGTTTCATCCTACTGTTATATCATGTGAAATAGACGGTATAAACTACATTTTATTACATGGTCACAAAGGAATTAGTAAAAAGAGTACTAAAGATATTTGTTGGGATTTTGGCAAAAAAGGAGTTTATAATGTGATTTTAGAAGGTCATCTTCATTCTATTGTACAAAATTTAAGCGTTAATATGAGAGGTAAATTTAACATACTTAAAGATGACTCCGTAGACCATATTAGAATGCATGCAAGGAGTTTGTTTACTGGTAATGGTTATAGCGAAGATTTAGGTTACACATCAAATGCGGGGTTTTCAATAATCACAAATAATGGCAAAGGATTAGCAGATATAGATAATAAATTATTATGATAGGTATTTACAAAATAACAAGCCCGACAAGGAAAATTTACATAGGACAAAGTGTTAATATAAAAAGACGTTTTGAGTCTTATTTAAGATGTGATTGTAAAGGTCAGACTAAAATTTATAATTCATTAAAAAAGTACGGTTCAGACAGGCATACTTTTGAAGTGATAACATTATGTGATATTTCAGATTTAAACGAAAAAGAAGCTTATTATATAAAGTTGTATAACTCTAATAAATCAAATGGATTAAATTGTAACGTTCCAAGATATTTGAATAACGCAGGGTATTTATCAGAGGAGACAAAAATTAAAATGTCATTAGCTCAAACAGGGAATACTAAGTGGTTAGGTAAAAAACACACCGAAGAAACTAAATTAAAAATGAGTTTAAGTGCTAAGAAAAAACCTAAAAGCAAAGAGACTTGTTTAAAAATATCTTTAGCGAAAAAAGGGATTAATCCAAAACACTGGGTAGAAACGCACCCTTCAGCAAAGATTGTTTTAAATACATCTAATGGAATATTTTATAAAAGTTTAAAGGAAGCTTCTTTATCTTATAATTTCAATTACAACACTTTAAAATCATATTTAAATGGAGATATATATGTTAATAAGAGTGATTTAATTTATGTATAACTATTTCAAAGATCAGAAGACGCAACATAATTATATATTTTAAATAATAAAAAACCCGATAACTTAACTGCTATCGGGTTTTTATTTTACACTATTTCTAAATGTGATTCATTGTAACTATTTCTGATTCCGTTATCCCACATTACTATTATTGGATATAGTTCCGCATCGATAGCTAATACAGTTCCTATTTCGTCAAGAGGATTGTATTTATCTTCAAGCTCTGCATCTATTCCGAATAGGTTTTTAATCTTAACTCTGTCATTTACTTTCATATTCTTTGTGATTTTAATTTTTCTATGTATAAAACTGCATCCATAAGCTCCTCTTGTAAATGCTGTAAATAGTCGTCGTTATTGTTGTCGTGTAAAGTTGTACCGTATTTCTCAATACCTACCTTAGAACGTTGTTTAAATGATTCTATCACACTGTTAACTATTGGATCGATTTTAGGAGTATTTAGATTATTGTATTCCTCTCTTATTTCATGCGTGAAGGAGTAAATTAATGGTTCTTGTTTACCCTCTATAAATGTGTATTTTATCATAATTTTATTGGTTAAATACTACTAATAATAATCCAGAAGCTAATAATATACTAACTATCAACGCTCCTATCATTCTGTTTTTAAGTTCTTTCTCTGTCATTTTTTAATTATTTACGGTTATTGTATCAATTACCTCTATATTCCTAATTAACATATTATATCGTGCCTTAGAATCAGCGTATTTAAACGTTATTTCGTCAATAGCTAAATCTTTTTGACTTATTAGCTCTTCTTGAATTTTAATAGTTTTTTCTAGTGCTTCGATTCTTTGTCTTTGGTATTCTATTACTTCTTTCATAATTAATTTATTTTATGTTTAGTCCAAAATTGTTTTTCTACTTCTTGTAGTTCTATATCTAATTGTAGTTGCAAATCTAGTATTTTATCAACTTGCTTTTCTTTATCGCATGGAACGTTAATCCCTTTTTTTCGATTAAACCAAGTTGACATTTTAGAACCAGTTGTACCTCCTAGAAGTTCATCTAGTTTAGACAAAAACTTCTTCTTGCTCTTTAGCTTATTATACTTATCCATCATTTTAATAATATTTAATTGATTCTAATTCTTGTTTTAAAATTTCAATTTCTTGAGGTGTATTTTTACCGAATGTAGATTGCATTGTTAAAAACTCTTCTACTTCCTTTCTAAATCTACGCCATCTATATATTTCTCCCTCTAATCGGAATGCTTTATTTTCTAGCGTGTTAATTTCATTGTCTGTTAAATGACTCATTTTTCTTTATTTTTAAATTGTTTGACAAATATAAGTATAAATATTTATATTTAACTAATTAAAAAGGACATTTTTCAGTTTTTATTTTAGGTATTAGATATTTATACTCTCGTTGTATTTTCTCGCTAATAGCGTCACGAATGAACTGTGCTACATTAACCCCGTAGCTATCAATTTTTTTCAGCGTATCATGTTGTACTGGTGTTATTTTTAAAACCTTTACTTTTGTGTACTGTTTCATGTTGTTACGGGATTAAAGTAATACTTTTATATCGTTTAGCGAGTAGTTATTCAGGATTGCTACCTTTCGTGCATAAATGAACCACAGTGTATGCACGCCCATTTCTTAATAAACATACCACCTTTAGATATATCTTGATTTGTTTCTTGAAACTCGTGTAATCCTTTCTCACATTTTTTTAATCTTGATTTACTTGGCATTGGTTTTTCACTTAAAAAAGCATAAGGGTTTTTATATTCAATTACTCCTTCTAAAGCATCTTGATAAACACTATATTTTTCTTTCTCTAAAACGGTTTTAATAGCAGTTAAAGTTGTTTTACCGTGGTCAACGTATCCGATTGTTTTCATAATAAATTTTTGTTTTAACCATCCACAACCCCGCATAACAGCAATTAAACAAGATGCAAGGCTTTAGTGGAATTATCGTTTATATTCATATTTTGTGCAAGCGAAAAATCTACGGTTCTAAACCTTGCACCTCGTTTAGTTGCGAAACGTTACCTGCTATTTTACAAGACGTTTTCAGTAACATTCATAATTGGTTCAGCATCGAAGAAAATAACCTCCTCTTTGTTTCCTATTTTGCTGAATATTGGGTATTCAATTTCTTTAATAATTGACCTTTCAATAATCAAATCAGGATTTTTGTGTGCTTGGTGTTTTGGTGGTAAACTTTCCAATTCTTCTTTAGAAAATGGTTTTGCAGTTTTTATGCGTTTTACATAAGTTCCACGTTTTAGTTTCGCTTCCAAATCATTCCAATTAACACCTTTCTCAATCATCATTTTATCTTGTAATTGATTTCCGTTTAGGTTTTGTAAATCTTTATGAGAAAACAAACTTTGTGCTAACATTGAAACGCTGTTTTTTGTAGCATCATTTTCACGCCACAACAATTGAACACAAGCATCGTGCAATGTCGGTGTTTGATAAATTCTACAATCAAATACGGCTATTTTGTCGTGGTTTGGTAATAACTCTTTTCTTTTTTCATTAAAGAAATTCACGCATTTAGCAGACAATTTAGAAAGTATTTTTTGTTTCTTCCCGTCATTGTAAATTGAGCTTTTTCGGTCATAAGAATATAATACTAAAGTAATCTCATCACTTTGAGTATATCCAACAACAGCATTTGTTTCCTGAACTAAAAACTTTGTTGTTTCTACCATCAATTCATTTAGTTTTCTATCAAAAGGTCGTTCTAATCCTTTTGTCCAATTGTGAAAGTTATTTCCATCTAACCTGATAATAACAGGTAATGTCGGTATCATTATTTCGTTAGAAAAGTTTTTCTCTAACCATTTGCACCAATCTCCTAATTTTTCAAATTCCATAGTGTTTAAAATTAAATCTGCCATAAAAACAGCAGGTAACAGTGGTTTGGCAATATTGCCGTTTAGTTTTTCAGCGGAAAATCCGCAATTAAATTCATATTTATATTTTCAATTTACGTTCACGGTTCGGCAACATCGCCAAGCCACAAACCGTTAGCGGAAACCGAGAAGATAGTAGCTAAAAGACAATCCTTCTGTAAATCCATTTGTTTGTACTGACATATCCCATTTTTTATAACCTAATAAATTCCAAAAATAAGGTCGCTGGAAAAT